TATGCTGCTACTGTATCAGAAAAGAAACAGGGCAAAAAGGGCAGAATTAATCATAATTATCACCCTAAATCAGATCATTTAAGACAACAATTCTTATATCGAGAAATATTTGGTAAGGAATGTTTACTATTATATGCATCTCCATGGGATAATCATACTTCAGATCTAGGAGATCATGTAGGTTATTTAGAACAATTAATAGATTGTTTTAAATCAATAGAACATATATTAAATATAGCGAATACAAAGGAAGACATTGTACGAATGTATCCTTTGACATTCGACAATTGGAGATGGAGATATTCACCAGGTGCAGAAGATTTTGCAAGAAAAATATGGTCGAAGGCTTTTAAATAAGGTATAAAAAACTATGCAACAAATAGGAAATATAATAAAACAAATAAATAGGAAAATAACAATGGAAACAGAAACATTTGAGTGTTCATATAAAATGTCATATCCACCAAAAGGTGGTCAAAGTCAATATACTATTTACGTTACCAAAGATAATGGTATAGATATGACTATTTATGGTGAGGTATTAGGTGCTGAACGATGGGATAAAGGTGCAAGATTAAAAGTAACTGCACAGCCTGTCAAAACAAGTAAATCTGGTAAACAATACCAGACTGCTACTTCAGTTGAGTTATTAGAAGGTGAAGTTGCTGTACCTACTGGAACAGTAACAAATACACCTAAAGATCCTGATGCTCAAAAGAAAGAAAAATATAGAATGACTATGAGTAACTTAATAAGTTCTTATATGTCAGGTGGTAAAATGCCTAATAATGACGAATTTAATCAGATAGATAAATTTGTCAAAAAAATATTAGACGTACAGATGAATGATATTGATGAAATAAAATCTGAAGCACCACCGTTCTAACAAAATTGCTGTGTGTTTTCTACTTCCCTTTTTGTTTGATAAAAATGCACAGTAAGGCTAGGTGAGGGTTTAATGTATAAATTAACAAAACGTGTAGAACAACTTATGCTTTCACCTAGTTTAATAAAAATCAATTATGAAAACATTAATATTGGTACTCTATTTAACAAATGGAGAAGTAGCAGAAGTTCCTATAGTGTTAGCAGTAGGTGAATGGTGTTCAAATAAAATAGATGAAATAACAACTGTAAATGAAGAAGGTAGTAGAATTTTATATAAAAATAAGATTGTATGGGCACATTATTGTATGACTATAGATGGTAAATATTATATAGGTTATAATGATGGAAAGGAATTAGAATGAAAACACATGAATACTAGACTATTAAAAATTAACGCTATGAAACGATTCTGTCGGTGGGCTAACATGACAGGTAATCATGGAACAATTGCTAATTTCTTTCCAATAATGAGTACTAAAGAAATAGAGCATATTATACAAAGGCAACAGGACATACATGAACGTGACCATTGGTTTGTTAAACGAAAAAAAGCTATTGTATCTTGGGAACGTGGATCTATCGCAGATAGTCTATTAAATTATATTAAAAAAAGAAGAGAAAGAAAGGAATAAAATGATAACAGAAAATAGATTAGAAGAAGCTATAAAGTTTATAGCAGAATCAGATGAGAGTAGTGCTGAGGCTAGTGCTAATGTTAAATATTTAGATAGATTATTAAAAAGAAAGAAAGCATTATATATTACAGGCGAACAAACTTTAAAGTCTGTCTCTGCTAAAGAGCAGGGATTTTATGCGTCAGATACTTATAAGAATGCTGTTGATGAATTATTTCAAGCAGAAATTAAGGCAACTACTTTAGAAAATAAGAGAGATAAAGAAGGTATGATTATAGATCTCTTTAGAACTTTAGAAGCTAGTAGAAGAAAACATAATATTGTATGATTTATAAATTTAAAGTATGGGTATATGTACCTCATGTTACAGAAATTTATATTAATGCAGATTCTGATACTCAAGCAGGAGAAACATTAAGCGGTATTAAACCAAATTCATTATCATGGACAGAATGTCCAATGTCAGCTTTAAGAAAAACTTATGAAGTAATTAAAACTGATGACACAAAGTCCTGAACTTAAATTGTTCAGGGCAATTATCACTAGAGCTATTGAAGATGCTATGTATGATGGTTTACACAGATATAAAATTATTGATAAAAGAGAAGCTACTTCTTGGCTTACTTCCAATTCAACTGATTTTCAAAACATATGTAGTTATGCTGATATAAATTCAGAGTATGCTTTAACAAAGTTTACGAAAGCTATGAATCTTGATATATATACTTTAACAGATATGCAAAATAATCTAATAAAGAATAAACCTACTCGTACACATAAATTAACTAATAAATTTAGATTAACATTTAATGACTGATAAGGATATATTCAAAGATATGACGTATGAATCACTTAATAAACAAATAGATGGTACTCATTATAAAGGTTTCAAAATTGAACCTGCTCAATTTATTTCAGAAAATCATTTAGAGTGGGCAGAAGGAGAAGCTATTAAATACATTTGTAGACACAAACTTAAAGGAAAAGAAAAAAGTATTAAAAAAGCAATTCATTGTTTGGAGATAATTTTAGAGAGGGATTACGGTGGGACACTTTAGTAAACTAAACCAAGAAAATAAAGAACTTAAAATCTATAGACCTTTTGGTCCATCAATAGGTCATTGTAAATTACCTCAAGAACTAATTAATGATTTTAATAAAGATTGTGATGATATTGTAGGTGATAAAGAGAAAAGTAAATTACATGATTTCTCTGGTGATCTGGTAGGTAATGTTAAACAAGAATTAATTATTAGTCCTGAAGTCTTTGAGAAGTGGGCTCCTTACTTTCAAAAATTAGCTAATGCCTATATTGAAGCACATCCAGATAATTCTAAAGAACTTCAAAAAATAATATTTAAATCAGCTTGGTATGTAAGAACATTTAATGGAGATTTTAATCCCTTACACTATCATACAAACTGTCATATGTCCTGCGTAGGATATTTATCCTTACCAAATGGTATACAAGATGAATGGGATAGAGAAGATAAAGATCATTATCCAACAGCAGGTGGGATTGAAATGCAATATGGACAAGTCCAATTATTTTCAACTAACACAGTAAGAATTCGACCAAAGGTTGGAGATTACTATCTCTTTCCATGGTGGATGTATCATATGGTTTATCCCTTTAGAACAAAGGGAGAACGTAGATCATTTAGTTTTAATGTATTTGGAGAACCCAAAACTGATGATAAAAAATCTAAGTTAATTGTTTAAGTTTCTTTCTATCGTATTTAGTTTTATCTTCAAATCTTTTATGTCTAAACTCAGGAAGTGCTTTAGCTACAGGATTTCTCTTTTTAATCATCATCTTCTTTCGGTCTAATTTTTCCAAAGATTATTTTATAATTAAATTTAGTGCTATTTTTAAATGATTCACCACTTTGAAATGGTTTTGTAGTAATACCAATAGATTGTTTAATATTTTCACAACCTATTACCATTGTAAATACAAAAATCATTATATATTTCATGTTCTTCCCTCATTTAATACCATGAATAGTTTTAATTATTTGAACTGTTTTTTTTATAGATGATGCTTGTTTTTTATCATCAAACGAATTTTCTATATTAAATAATAAAACTAGAGTTATAAAGAAACTAATCATTAGATTGTTTCTTTTTCTTCTTTTTCTTTTTATTATTCTTCTTTATTTGTTGATCAATGACTTTTTTGTTTTGTTTCTTCTTTATCTGTTTAAGTTTTTGTTTAACAAAAGTAGAGTTCTTTTGAATTTGTTTTGATAGAACTATCTGTCCTTGTTGAAGTTTAAAAACTTGTTCCTTCATACTCCACGTTTCGTGAAGATTCCAGCCAACCAAGGCAATTAAGGCTGCTAAAGCCATTCCAATTATTTTGTCTTTTAAGTCCATTATTGACAACTCTCACAATTTTCTGTGTCATCTATTACAAGACCTTCAGGTTCTTTGCAATCGCAGTTAGTACATTCATTTTCACTACCTGCTTGCGTGCAATGACACATTTTATTACATTTTTTACACCATCGTAATTTCATTTTTTCCCCTTTATTTAAATTGTTTGCTTCTGTGTTTATCATTAGTAAAAAATGGTAACATATGTCCAGAATTTCTGTAACACCTGTTACAGGCTCTCTCCTTGTCATTAAAAGCCATAAATAAGTCTGTCTTAAGAAGTTCTTTGTTGCACCATTTGCATGATCCTACAATAGATTCTTTATTCGGTTTTTTTAACCATTGGTTTTTGAGCATTGATTTCCTGATTAGCTTGATCTAAGTCTTTAGTTGTAAATTCTAATTTCTGCAATGCTCTTTTTAGAGCAGAATCTTTAGATTTATTAGCATCTTCTAATTCTGAAATCTGTGCTCTGAGTACACGTACTGATTCTTTATACTCAGTAATTATATCTTGGTAATCTGGTTTTTCCATTACTTAGGTTTACGCATTATATCAGCACCTTTAAGACCATATATAGCCGAAACGACTCCTATGAAAATTGCCTGATACCAGTAGGGAAGCTGGTTAAAATATTCAAAAAATATATCTAGTTTAGCACGAATGTCAGGATCGTCAGTGAAGACAGAATAACCCAGTATAAAAATAGGAATAGAGATAAGCACAAGGACAAATTCGTCCTTGTAACCTTGATCATTGCTCTCAATAACTTTCGCTTTATATTCAATTTCACCTCGTGCCATTTTCTCAGCATGTGTACGCTGAGCATCTGACATTAATCTTTTAGTTTGTTGTCTGTTTTGGTATAAATGACTTGCTGTCTTTATACCCATAGATAATAAATTAAACCACATTATTTCCTCCTTGGATATGATCCAATATTAACTTCAAAAAAAGAAGTGTTTTTTCCTAATTCTTTAGCAATTGTTAATGTGTTACCAGTTCCTTTTGTAGGGATTCCTTTTTCTGTACCCCAGAATGCTACTACTTTGTCAGCACGAATAGCTATATCTTTGTTTCTAGTAAATGCTGCTATTCCAAATCCTCTTTCTCTTATTAGTCTTGGATCAGGTTTATAGATTTTAGTAGGTATTCCTCTAGAATTAGCCCAATTTTCTGCAAATGTATCTGCACCTGTAGGTTCACCACCAGAAACAACTTCTGTAATTTTTTTTCTTTGGTGCATAGCATCAAGTTTTTTATTAACAAATTCTTGAGCTTTAGCTCTATTGTTAGCTAATTCAGGTTTCCAAAATCTTAATCTAGATCCTACTATACCAAGTTTCATTATTTTTTCCTTAGAGTATAGATAAACCCTGTTCGACTACCTTGATAGCGAATCAAATCTCTTTTACCCCATCTTTTATTCCATGCGTATACATGAATTTTAGCTCCCCATATCTCTAAGATGCTGAGGATCCAGTTGGATAGCCTTCCCATGCTCTATACATTCCTTCCACCAACAGCTTATCATCGAAAGGCTGCTGACCATTTTCCATTCGGATAATTGATTTTATAAGTGGTAAGTAATGTTCGATACTATTGTCGAGTTTATCCAAAGGGTTTACTTTTATTTCCTTACACACAAAATCTATGTAAGCGTTAGTATCATTTTCTGAGGGCGGAGCCCATCTTGAAATAATACTATCAACATCAATTTTTTTATGAGTAAATCTATATGTTAAAAGAATCTTCATGAGAGCACGTATACCCCATACAGATTCCTTAAAAACACAAAAGACTGGATCAGATTGTTCATCTGCCAGTCCATCCCATTCAGTACCTATTTTGATATTGCCTGGGTTCTTATTCCTAATTCCTCTCGGTAATTTCTCTATTCCACATGCCATTTTTTTTTAATACCATTGGGATCAACTTCGGTAGTCCGTTGATGATCACAGCAGTTCCTATTACTGGTCTAGATTTTTGAAGTTTGTTATATTCAAAAGCTAAACTTTTCATGTTAATTAAACATCCAGTTTGGCAACCCCAAAGTAATTCATTTGGGTTACTCCAATACTGGATTGAGTACGATGTATGATAGTGTC